TTGTGAGGTATAGGATTCTTCAGTTATTATGACTTTTATTCCTTTTAATTGAGCTTTGTAGGTTAACATTTCTATTAATCTATAATGGGGAATATTAACAAATTGTTGATTATTCCTTTTTCCTAGATTAAGAGATTGTTTCATCCGCTCATTATGCCCAATTATTAACGTCCCTATTTGATGAATAGTACACCAATCTATTACTCTTTTACTGGCTGTGTGTAGATAATTTTCTACTCGACAGTTTCGTTTATGGGTTAGGAATAGCAATCTCTTAGATGAGGGTTGATTATTTCTGGTTTTCAGTTGAGATTGTAAGCGGGAACGTTGTTTGTTGTAGAAGGTGTTAATTGCTTTTAACGGTCTGCCATTTACCAAAAGAGGTGCTACACCTGTTTGATTTGTAGTTACAGCCATTAAGTTATTAACTCCTAAATCTATCCCAGCTATCTCTTGTTTATCTGTGGTTTCCGACCGTCTTTCATAGACTATTTCAATGACATAACAGCTACTTTTGGGGACAATTCTCACCTCAATTATTTCTCTTCGGGAAGTCGGAATCTTTAAGTCGCTCATAGACAAGTGACAAATTCCTTCTTTTAAAGGTTTTTTATAAATTGATTCCTGAGAATATATTAGCAGGTTTCTTCCTTTGGTTTTGTCCTTATACTTAATAATTTTAGGTTTTCCTAAAAATTTTTCAGGGTGTTTTTTCCAGAATGGGTTTGTCACTTTTATTATGACCAGACTGTGCCAAAAATTTACATTGCAGCATTAGATGAATTTTCTAATGTAGAAACAATTAAGATAGACAATGGTTCATTTGGTGCATTCTGGAGATTTTTCTCAATGCAAAAAGATACCATTGTTTTGTCGAGAGATACTGATTCTAGATTGTCTCTAAGAGAAAGACAAATTGTTGATGAATGGTTAGATTCAAATAGTAAATTGTCTGTAATACGAGATCATATTAACCATTACGAGTTTCCGATACTTGCAGGTATGTGGGGAATTAAAGATGGGTTGTCGGACAATCTAGTAGAAGGCATTAAACGATATTGGTCTACACATCAATATCTAGTTGATCAGTTCTATTTACGAGATATGGTTTGGCCTTCTTTAAGTAACGACGCAATGGTACATGGTATTAAAGAACGCGTCTGGATGCGTGAAAGTTATAAAGAAGTTGGCCGAGACTTTATAGGTCAAACATATGACGAACACGAAAACTCAATATATGATCCTGCATTAGTATGACAAAAATAATAGTACATCATCACACTGGTCTGGGTGACCATTTTATATGTAATGGTCTAGTTCATGCATTAACGGATCACTACGATATTGACTTAATTTGCAAAAAACATTATACTAAGACAGTAGAACATTTATATGAGGACTTTCCTAATATAACAATTATTCCTGTTGAAAATGAAATGGAAGATTGTTTAAAGCATGCTCAACAAACATCTCATCCTTTAATGAGAGTCGGTTTTGAAAATTGTGACTATGATAATTTTGAAGAATCATTTTATACTACATCCGGTCTAAATCCAAACGATGAATATGATAGATTTGTTTTGCCAACAAGATTAGATGGTTCAGTAGAGTTATATGACAAAATATCTAGCAAGCTAGGGCAAGATTATAACTTTATACACAATGCAAGTACATACGGTAGTTTTGACCTCAAAATAGATTCTAATTATCCTTGCCATATTGCTATCAAAGAAGATACAGATGACGTATTAGATTATGTAGATACAATCTGCAATGCAAAAGAAGTTCATGTTATTAATAGTGGTCTAAACAATTTAGTATTCCAATTATTTTATAAAGATAAAATTAAAGGAAAAGTCTTTTATCACAATGCAAGAAAACCCAATAAAGGCGGTATTGCAGTAAAAGTACCCGATGGTATAGAGGTTATAGAATATGAGTAAAAAGGTGACGGTGATTACGCCGACAACAGGGTCAAGTTATTTAAAAGATAATCTTCGTTCTGTGTCTGAGCAAACATATGATAATGTAGAACATCTTGTAGTTATTGATGGTCCTGGTTACATTAAGAATGCGCAACAAGTTATAGGTGGTTATGATGGAAAAACTGTTTTATGCCTTCCAGAGAATACTGGGGCAAATCAATACAACGGACATAGGATATATGGTTCTATGTCTTATATTTGCAATTCAGATTATCTCATTTTCCTAGACGAAGATAATCACATTGATTCTAATCATATTGAAACATTGGTTAAGGTTGCGGAGAAACATGATTGGGCTTTTTCTTTGCGAAGAATTATAGACAAAGATAACAATTATATTTGTAATGATGATTGTGAGAATCTTGGATTGTGGCCAACCTGTCTAAGTGAACAGGAATTGTTTGTTGATGTTGGTGCATACATTTTACCGACACCTATAGCAATACAAATCTCTCCGTTATGGTATAGGAGAGCTAGACATCCTGACGATCAACCTGAAATAGATCGTGTTATTATGCAAGTTCTACTTCAGTATGGATTTACCTACAATACGAATGGTGAGTATTCTCTAAATTATAGAGTAGGTAATAGAGCGGATTCCGTGCAAGCAAATTTTTTCTTGCAAGGAAATAAATTTATGGAACAAAAGTACAAAGGTGATTATCCGTGGCGAAAGAAATAAACTACAAATACAACGAAGATGAATTGTTAAAAGAATTCAAACAATATATTGATGCTACTTATGGACAGCATTATTCTTTAAACAAATTCCAAGCGACAGAATTTATAATTGATAGCGGACACGGTGTAGGTTTTACCGTTGGTAACGTAATGAAGTATGCACAAAGATACGGCAAGAAAGCCGGAAGCAATAGACAAGACGTACTAAAGGTGTTACACTATGCATTGATGCTATTATATGTACACGACATTGAAACCCAAGGAGCTAAATAATGCAAATAAGTAATGAAACAATCCAAATCTTGAAGAACTTTGCGGCGATTAATAGTAATATTATGATCCGTAAAGGCAAGACTTTATCCACAATTAGTACAGCAAAAAACATTTTTGCTAAAGCTGAAGTTGTAGAAGATTTCCCCACAGAAGTGGCTGTATATGATTTGAACTCTTTGTTGGCGTTGCTAACATTGATGGAAAATCAACATGTTGAGTTTGGCGATAAGAGCCTAAACATTTCTAAAGACAACGGCAAATTTGAGTACTTCTATTCTAGTCCAACAGTTATTGTTGCGGCACCAGACAAGAGTATTGAGATTGATAATCACTATCAGTTTAAACTCTCATCTGAAGATGTTAATATGATTATGAAGGCGGCTGCTATTACAAGCTCACCTACAATCACAATCTCCAGCAAAGGCGACGACGTTTCTTTAACTATCGGTGACAAGAAAAACGACACAGCAAATACCTACAAGAAAGTAATTGGCAAGAGCGAACATTCTTTTGATTGCCATATGGCAGTTGAGAACTTTAAAATCTTCCCTGATGCATATACAGTTACAATTTCTAAGAAGAAGGCTTTTCACTTCCAACACGCTACAAAGGCAATTGAATATTTTATTGCAATGGAACCCGATTCGGTAGTATAATGAATCCCGTAGGTCGTAGATCATTTGCTAGAGGCCTAGGTCTAATAGGCTTGATTGGTGTAGGAATTGCAGGTTATAAGGAAGCTAAAGAGCGACTTATGCCTGCACCCGATGAACTAGCGTCTAAAGAGTTATCTGACAAATTAGATGAACATCCTATGCTTGCGTTGAATGCAACATATGGTGAGAAGGTACCGCCGCTGCCTTACAGTCCCTATGGCCAGTTTACCCTTATTGGTACTGGTCCTAGTTATAAACCCGGGACGGAAGTACGTGTGCAAGCTAAAATGCAGGTTGGACCTGACGGAAAGCTGTACGTCAAAGAAAATAACATTTGGCGCAAAATTTAATATTATGGAGTTATTATGGATTATCGTGAAAATGAATTTTTGTGGGTTGAGAAGTATCGGCCACTCACATTAGAAGATTGTATTTTACCTGCAGACCAAAAGCATATCTTTCAGGAGATGTTGTCTAAAGGTGAGATACAAAATATGCTATTGTGTGGTGGCGCAGGTATGGGCAAGACCACTATTGCCCGAGCGTTGTGTGAAGAATTAGAAACAGATTATATTATCATTAACGGATCAGAAGAATCTGGTATTGATGTTCTTCGTACAAAGATTAAACAGTTTGCTTCTACTGTATCATTCAGTGGCAAACCTAAGGTTGTTATTTTAGACGAAGCGGATTATCTTAATCCGAATTCTACACAACCTGCATTACGAGCATTCATTGAAGAATTCTCGTCAAATTGCAGATTCATTCTTACTTGTAACTTTAAGAATCGAATCATTCCTCCGCTTCATTCTAGAACAGCGGTCATCGAATTCAAATTGCCTAAAAGTGAAAAGCCAAAGATTGCAGCTGCATTCTTTAAGCGCGTCATGGAAATTATGGCAATTGAGAATATCGAATCGGATGGCAAAGTCATAGCAAAAGTAATTGAGAAGCATTTTCCTGATTATCGTAGAGTTCTAAATGAACTTCAGAGGTATAGTGCATCTGGTAAAATTGATGAGGGAATTTTTGTTAGCCTCGGCGAATCTAATATGCAAGAACTAATCTCATCTTTGAAAGATGGTGATTGGAAAAAAATGCGTACGTGGGTTGTTAATAATATTGACAATGACCCGCAAACAATCTTTAGAAAATTATATGATACATTGACCGATCATGTCACACAAGTACCACAGCTTATTCTATTGCTTGCAGATTATCAATATAAGGCAGCATTTTGTGCAGATCAAGAAATAAATCTTGTAGCTTGTTTAACAGAGATTATGGCAGCGGTTGAATTTAAATGAACGATTTATTGAAACCCACATTTGATTGGATAAAAGATGATTTTAATTCTCATCCTTTTCGCTTTATCGTTGAGCTTATTGCTTGGGCTATTAGTATTGGCTGTTCGATTACCATGGCTGTTACTGTCCCCACTCCGCCCCTGCTTACTCTCTATCCTATATGGATTATCGGCTGCAGTCTCTATGCTTGGGCTGCTTGGACTCGTAAATCTTTTGGTATGTTGGCCAACTATCTCCTGCTCACTACCATAGATACTATTGGACTCATAAGGATGGTATTATGAGTATATTTGGAACCCCTGTCGAAAAACCAGCAGAAGTTCCATATAAGGCTCCTGCGATTTCACCCTTTGATTTTATCAATGCTATACATCATAGCAAAGATAAATTGATCGTAGATGATTGGTCTGAGAAACAATATAATCCCTATATCATTAATAAGGGTCTATCTTACGGGCATGATACAGTAATTCCTGCAAATGAGATGAATTCTAGACCACATTTGGACAAGATCCTACAATTTGATTTTCTTATAAATATTATTAGGCCACGAAAAAGATTCAATAAATGGATCAAGGCTGAGAAAATCGATGACTTGGAAGTTGTAAAAGAATACTATGGCTACAGCACAGAAAAAGCCAAACAAATATTACCACTACTCAATGACTCGATTATTATTGAATTGAGAAAAAGAATAACAAAAGGTGGTAAGAATGACTACTGACATTATAAACATTAACTTCCCAGGGTACCATCCCCTAGAAGTAATATTGGCTGAACCGGATGATTTTTTAAAAGTACGAGAAACTCTAACTAGAATCGGTGTCGCTTCTAGAAAAGATAAAATACTATATCAATCTTGTCATATATTACATAAACAAGGCAGATACTTTATTGTTCACTTTAAAGAGCTATTTGCTTTAGACGGGAAAACAGCTGATCTATCTGACAATGATTTACAAAGAAGAAATACTATTGCTAAGCTGCTAGTAGACTGGGGCTTGGTTAAGATTAATAATCCAGAACATTTCTTGGATTATGCTCCACTTTCACAGATCAAAGTTATTTCCCACAAAGAAAAAGATGAGTGGAAAATGGAAACAAAGTATAACATTGGTAAGAAAAAGCTAGCTACTAGCACTAAATAATAATATCCCCGGGATGGGAAACGCAGCAATCGGTGTGGGCTGTATAAACCAGAAGCCGACCTAATTTTGATCCCACTACCTTGGGAACGTCTAAAGCTGGTACAACGTATGGTACCCCTGTAGTCAGTAAGCAGGATTAACGCTATGCCTTCGGGGTAGCAAATTTTAAAACTCGCTTAATAGGAGAACTATATGTTTTACGCAAACATGGCTATCGATTCAATTCAAGACGCCAAAATCAACTTCCTCAAACAAACAGTCAAGGAAGAATCCCTTCGAAAACCTCTGGTTGATTTTGTAGAAGCACAACGTGTTTTTACAAAGCAGGTCGCCAAGACTTCCACTGATGTAATGAATATTGCTTCAGAAACAGTTGCAAATACAATTAGTGGTATTGCAAATAAAAAGGGAGAGTAATATGACATTTGTTAAAGACGTATTCGGTCGTGATATGTTCAAAGACTTTGATAAACTATATGTTGGCTTTGACGATCAATTCAACAAGATGGCTAAAATCCATGATGATCTAACAAAGAGCATCCCTAATTATCCACCTTACAATATCAGGAAAACCGGCGATAACACTTATGTTATTGAAGTTGCAGTTGCAGGTTTTGCAAAACAAGATATTGAGATTGAACTTGATAACGGCAAGATGATTATCAAAGGCAACGTACAAAATGCAGAAGAGGAAGAAAACTTCCTATTCAAAGGTATTGCTAACAGAGCATTTACTCGTGCATTTACACTTGAAGATCAAATTGAAGTTAAAGATGCTGAAATATTCAATGGTATGCTTAAAGTATTTTTGGAAAGAATTATTCCAGAACACAAGAAGCCAAAGAAAATTGAAGTTAAAGATTCAGAAGTAAAGGCAAAGACGGTAAAGAAATCTAAGCCGCAATTACTTACAGAAGATGAGAATCATAATGAAAAATGATCTAAAAGAATTTGAAGGAGTTCATGTTCCTTCGATAAAAGACTTTTGGTCATGGGTAGGTAAAGCGTTTACTCCGTCTTACCAAAAAGAGATTGATATGTATTTGAAGGATTCTGTAGATCATAAAGATCTAGAAACTAGAATGACAATATTAATGCGCAGGGGGCTTTTATGAAATACATTAAAGCTTTCATATCAATAGTACAAGAAGTACGATATATGTTATCTACCCGAAGAAGTACATTGGAATTCAGAGGTGACTGATTGTATAAACAAATACTAAAATCTTTTATGGCGTATTGTGACGAATGGCTAGAAATTAGGCATTTGTGTATTATACAAAATATAAGAGGTTGGTAGTAATACCGGGGCTTCGGCCCCAACAACTGGAGAAAAAATGATTGAAGTGATTAAATTAGTTACCGGTGAAGAGATTGTCGGCGACACAAAATATGAACAAAACAAAGTAATTGTTAAAAAGCCGTGTGCTGTTATGTTGGTTAATTCCAAATCGACACCGGATCAACATTCAATGGCATTGATTCCTTATGCAGGATATACTAAAGATCATATCATTCATATTGATAAACGATCTATTGTATGGAATGCTGAACTACAAGATGATGTATATAATCAATACAATGCAATCTTTGGTACAGGTATTCAGATTGTATCTGGAGATATTCCTAGGCCAAGGTCTATACCTAAAGCACCTTAATGCTAAGGTAGGAAAGGCGGGTTACCCCGCCTTTTTTTATGTATAGTTATTTACGCTAGCATTATACGCTAAAACTGCTGCCGCACCCGCAAGTAGATTGGGCATTTGGGTTGCTAATAACAAACTGCGAACCTTGTAGATCATCTTTATAATCTACGCTTGCGCCCTGTAAATATTGCATACTCATTGCATCAATCAATAACCCTGTATTTCCTAGCGGCATTTCAAAATCATCTTCATTCTTTATTTCATCAAAAGTAAATCCATAGCTCATACCACTACACCCGCCACCTTGAACAAAAGTTCTTAATTTTAAATCGGGGTTATTTTCTTCTGCAAAAAGATCTAAAATTTTTGTCTTTGCTGATTCTGTTATTGTTATCATACTCTGAAACTTTCTCCGCAACCACACCGGTCACGTTCATTAGGGTTTTTAAAATCAAAGCCTTCGTTGAGTCCATTACGAACCCAATCCATAGTCAATCCATTTAGATACGCTTCGCTCTTTACATCTACAAGAACTATAAAATCTTTTTGAGCGTAATTGGTCACGCCGACTTCATCATCATACTTATCAACATATTCCATTGTATATGCCAATCCACTACAACCAGTAGTCTTTACACCAAGACGAATACCAACTCCTTTGCCACGTTTTTGAAGTTGAGTTTTAATTTTCTCATATGCTTTTTCAGTTAGCGAGATCATATCTTGGGTCCGTTAAATAACGGAGTGCTGTTTTCACCTGTACCCAGCACACAAGCTATTTTTTCATTAAACTGAATTAGAGTCCATGATTTTGTTTCTTCATTCACAAACAAGGTGTATTTTGACACTTTGTCGCCGGATTCAATTCCTAACCAGATAGGCTTTTCTTTGTAGTCGCTGCCAATTAATCCTCGAAACAATGTCTCCGTGTCAGTACATTCTACAGACTTTTGCATAGTCACTGA